CTACCGATTTGATACAGCTGCCGTGGCACCTTTTGAGGGCCTGGCGTCTCTAGCGGCGCCGGTGTATGTTGGCACGCCCTATGACCTCCCTATGGAGCTCCCAGCGTGCCGTCAGGCTTTCCATGATGAACCCATGCCCTTTAGCAAGCCCCAATTGAACCATTCACATGGCCTAGCAGCGGCAGACCGCCTTGCCTGCACGGCCCTCCTGAGAAACGTCTCCCGACGAATTTTGCACACCCCCTGGTCCTACCAGATGTCTGCCTCGGAGCAGCGTCATGGGCTACAGGGTAGTCGCTTCCCATTGTGGGTTAAGGATCTCCATACCCCACCTCGAAACGACCCCCTCGCCCCCGGTTGTGCCGTCCTGATGGTAGACGTTGATTATTATGTAGACATGCCCCGGTGGTTGGCGGCGAATTTTGCCCCGCACCTCCTTTATACCTTCCAGCCAAAATCTGCTGGTAAGGTCGATAAGGACTATGCCTACTCCTTCAAGGATGATGTTGTGACGTATGAAGTCACCGGTGGTGGCAAGTACACCCACCCCGTTTGGAACTACCAGCAGGACGCTCTTTGCGCCACTAGTTACTTCTTTGGTGTTTTCCCTGTTGCCAGAGCTACCTACCTCGTTGAACGACGGGGCGCAGGTGGCGACCATGAGGTTGTTTTGCTAATGCCACTCATGTCTTGGGGTATAACCACTGCGTGGATATCCCTATTTTTCGTCACGGAGGCTCCTCTCCGCCGGTTTTCTCTCCTCGCTGGTTCCCACAACCGCCTGAGGATTTTTGACCGCGAAGGGGTTCATGTTTCCACGGCGTCTTCTGGCTCAACCAATAGCATAACTATTCCAGCAAGTGTGGATGAGGAAATCCTCACCACCTCCAAGTTGACTAAGCTTGATGTTTCTTATCCTACTGTAGCACAAATTCTTAGTACTCACAGACTGGACAACCTTTCTGGCTCGAAGATTCTTACGGACTTTGCCCGCTCAAAGGCCATTGGTGGTGACACCAGAGCTTGCGTGCCCTCCGTACAGAACTTCCAGTATGTCGGTCCTCGATATGACCCTGATGCCAAGCCGTCGCTCACCCCTTTCATGAAGCCTCTTGCCCTCCCTCCTTTCGCACCCCAGGTTTGCTATGAGAATGAGGACAAGATGGCAAAAGGTAGAGTGACGGCAGTGCAGAATGAGGAGATGAAGCTTACTCTTAAGCTCGACGCCTTGATGAATGAATTCGTCGGCCTTCTCATTCCGGATGACGTTGCCAACACGTTTCATCCCACGACGTACGACGAGGTTCTCCTCCGCCAGACTAGACCCAGCCAGCGGCGTATTATTGCCGCCACAGAATTTGATGAGACACCTGACTCCGCGTTCCTGAATGGTTTTATGAAGAAAGAACCACAGGGCTCAAAGCCAG